GTCGAACCGCGAGTGACAATCGTGCCAAGGCCATTGAGCAAATCACGGATGACCTTGGTCGGGCGGGGCGTCGTCGTTGCGACAAGCTGCGGGTTCTCGCCCAAGCGCAGACCGAAGGCCAGTTGATCGAAGGCCTCGGGATAGGTCCAGGCTGCCAATTCGTCGCACCACGCTCGATGGAACTGCGGCCCGCGCAGACGATCAGGCGTGTCTGCGGAGAAGCCGCGGATCAGCGCGCCGTTGGCGAGCCGGATCTCCTGCCGGCTGCGGTTGTATTCAGCGATGCTCTCATGCGGGATGCAGGCCATCAGCCCTGAGACGCCCTCGAAGCATGTGCCGCGCACGTCGTTGAACGTCGGCGCCACGACGGCGATTTGATGGCCTGGGTTACACGCGGCATACCAAGCGACATCCTCAGCGCCTGTGCGGGTCTTGCCAAAGCCACGCCCTGCGAGGACGAGCCACGCGCGCCAGTCGCCCTTAGGGGTTATCTGGTTGGATCGGGCTTGCTAAAGCCACTTCGTCCTCGCGATCGCTGCCGGAGATTTTTGCAGCGAGAGCATCAAGTGCTTGTCGAAGATCATCGGTTATCTCCTGGGTGATCTTGATCGCACCGCCGTCTGCGCCGGTGATCTCGTGGCGGTTGGTCTCGCGCCAGCCTGCCTGCGTCTTGAGGAAGAAGATCATGCACGCGATGTCGCCGTCGCGCGCCTTGTTCATCAGGTTCGATGCGATGACACCGATCGCTCGCGCCTTCCCCTTTTTATACCGCAAACCGGCTTCCTCGTCGCGCTCGAAGATCGCGGCGAGCGTAGGCCGGCTGATGCCGAGATAATCGGCGATCTGGTCTTGCGTGAGATACTGAGCGAGCGCCTCAAGCTGGACGCGCTCGTCGTCGGTCAGGACGCGGGTTGCCATGGTGCTGCCTCTCGGTGTTCCACTGCTCGATCTACATATAGGTTACATCTTAGCCTCAACGATCCACCCCGCAAAGTCACCTACTCGAAAGAACTCTATTGCTCCGTCTGGCAACTCTGCCGCGGCGAGTGGTCGTTGCACCCCGCTTAGGCTTAGTTCTTTTGCCACCACATCCTCTGGCGTCGCTCCTGCTCTTAGCTTGTTCGCCAAGGTAAGCCTTGCCATGATCGTCGATGTGTAGCCAGATCCTGCCTGCATACGCTCGACCATGACCACTGCGCCCCCCGGCCTTAGAGCGTCGACAAACCGAGATAGAAACTGCCCCCTGACATGTGGCGGCATGAATATTGTGCTCAGGAACAACACCCCAAAGTCGAACGGCTCGAAGTCGATACTCGTTGCGTCACGAATGACGATCTCGCCCGGCGCTTGGTATTTCTCTGCCATCTCTGGCGCCTTCTCGACGGCGATCAATCGCGCCGATCTTGCTTCGAGTATAGGCGCGATCGCTCGCCCTACGTTACCTGTCGACGCTCCTATGTCGTAGACTAGGCCACGCTCGGGGATGTAGTGACGGGCGATATGTTCGACCGCGCTCGTCGCGAGATCATACCAAGGAAGCTGCTCGCGCACATGGTTGTCAAACCCGCTTGCTACGTCCCTGCTTTGAAAGGTCCATCGACCTTCATCTGGCATCTGCATTTAGAACTCCTAACGCGAGTATGTTTTCAGCTACAGCCTTCATCATGAAGGGTGCGACCATTCTTCCAAGACGTTCAACTCTTTGTTGATAGCTACCTGTTAAAATATAATCATCTGGCACAGACATAATTCGTTTAATTTCTGAAACCGTAAACGCTCGATTATCCCAATGACATACCTTTGCAGCGCCAGGATTTCCGCATGTTGCAGTAATACAGTTTGCGACACTATCTCGTCTTGATTTAACAAGATTAAATCTTTTTTTATGTTGCTCTCCTGGTTTTAAGTTTTTAAGCAATTTAAATATTGAATATTTTTCAATGTTGCTTTCTGCTTTATCTTGTTGCGTCATAATAAGATCCGCAAACGCTTGTTCTAACGTTGGCCTGCTATCGCTTGGCTTGGGATGCAGCTTTTTTGTCATATTTGCCTTCCATAGGTCGGAGCGTATACCAACGAAGATCGTCCGCGCCCGCTTCTGCGGAACACCTAGCCACTGAGCATCTAGCACCTTACACTCGACGCAATAGCCCGACGCTCGAAGATCTCGCAGGATTTGGTTAAGATACCCCTTGGCGACGCCTTTAGCCAAGCCGCTGACGTTTTCAGCGACGAAGACTTTCGGCATCAGATCTCGTAAGATTCGAATATATTCGAAAAAAAGATCCTCGACGTTCTCTTGTGATGCATCGGAGTATTTCTTCGACTTGCCCCATCCCTTCTCTCGACTGCCGGCTGTCGAGAACGCAGAGCACGGAGGAGAGCCGTCTAGGATGTCGAGTTCGCCTTGTTTTTTGCCAATGAGATCGAGGATCTCTTGCCCGGATAGTTTTCGGATGTCGCCGGGCAAGATCTTAGTTGTGGGCCAGTTTGCAGCGTAGGTTTTAACGGCTTCCGAAATAAACTCGTTAACAGCAAGGACCTTTCCGCCGGCCATTCTATAGCCTGTCGAAGATCCACCGCCCCCCGCAAAAAGCGACACGACTTCAAACTTGTGGTTGCCGTTCTCCGTCTGCTCGCGAAGCGATACAACGCTCGGGATCGAGTAGCTAGTCATCAAACTCAAACCCGCATTTTGGGCACGTGTGTGTAAGGTCTGACTCGTCTGCTTCCTTGAAATCCTCTGGCGCATCTATCTCACTCGCAGGCCCATTCTGAAGCAACGCGATCTCGTCTGCGTCGAAGCCTATCACGTCGAGGTCGAAGCCCATCTGGCGGAGGTCGTCAAACTCGAGGGCGAGCAACTCGTCGTCCCACTCGGCGAGTTCTGCGGTCTTGTTCACCGAGAGGCGAAAGGCCTTGACCTGCGCGTCGGTCATGTCGTCGGCGAGGATCACCGGCACCTCGGCAAGGCCCAGCTTCTTCGCTGCCTTGAGGCGCAGATGCCCGTCGACCACCAGCCCGTCGCTCTTGGCTACAATGGGCACGCGAAATCCGAACTCGCGGATGGCCGCTGCGACGCGATCCACGGCGTGGTCGTTCTTGCGCGGGTTGCGCGCGTATTCGATCAGGCGATCGATCGGCCACGTCTCAAACGCCAGGGGGATGGATACTGACATCGTAGGTGGCTCCGCTGGGGACTGCGTAGAAGATCGGGATCTCGGCATCGATGCTCCATTGTATCTCGTAGGCTACACCTTGACTATCGCGCCAGCCAGGGAGGCAAAGCACATATAGCATGTCCGACTTCTTGAGGACAGTCTTGTTCCACTCAAGCCATGCCATCGCGTTTCCGTGGAGGTGGTTGCGCTGCCCGATCTCGTGCCAGTGGGCGATCGGGGAGATGGGCATGATGATGCCCTTGCGCCAGAGCCATGCGGCGAAGTCACCAGCAGCGAGCGCGCGGGCGTCCTGCGTCGTTCCATCCGGGTGGGAGTAGGGCGATGAGATGAAGGCGAGCATCTTATCTCCCCAGCATCTTGGCTTCGGTCATGCGAACATCGAAGATGTCCACGCCGCGAAGCCGAGCCATGACCTCGCAGTGATGCTCGAACTCCTCGTCGCCGATGGGCTGATCTATCGCGATGCGGTTCTGCTCGGGGTTGAGAGCGAAGCCCTTAAACCGCGCCTCTCGAAGCGAGCCAAGAACGCCCATCTGCGTCAGGTGGTAGGTGTATTCGGGCGTGTTCGCCCACGGCAGCGGCTTGCCATGCGTCCTAGCATAGTCGGTAGCGAGGTCGAGGTTGCGAAGCGGATTAGAGGTGCCTTCGCGACGGATCGCTTTCGCGGCTGCGTCAATTTCGCTCTGGATCGGCCAGCCGTGCGTCTTCATACGAGCGAGCAGCGCGTCCTCGAACTCCTGCCACCACGTCTGCAAGTTGTCTCGGGGCGCGTGCCTCATCACGGCGCGGACGAGCGAAGCTATCTCCGCCTTCTGCGCCTCTGCGTTGCCAGCGATCGTCTTCGGCGCCGTCCTCCTGCTGAGGAACTCGGTCATCCGTCTGGTCAGGTCCGCCTGATGTAAGTTCATCGATCATCTCCTGCATGATTTTCTGAAGGTCAACTTTTGGCTTGGCAAGGCTTGCAGTGACCCACGGGATCGGGTCGACGATGCCCTCCCGCTTACAGGCTGCGAAGGCGTCGTAGATCTCCTGATCGCCAGCGTCCTTGCGCCACTTCCCGATGACGCTCCGAGCCTGCCTCTCAGACGAGCCGTGAGCCACAAGGAACCTCACTCCTCTATCCCAAAGTGCAGCCGTGACGGCATCGCCGTCCAATGCGTTAGCATTGGTATCTATCTGGCTATGGTTATGGTTATGGTTAGCATTGCCATCGTATTGCGGTCGCAGTGCGTTCGCATCATGCTCGCTTTGTTTTTGTTCAGTTTTTTGCCATCTGTGGTTCGCTGATACTTTCGCGCTCTCTCGCTTTTGTTCTCGCTTCTTCAGCTCTCTTTCGACCCTATCGTTCCAGAGGCCTGCCTCCAGCATGATGATCTTGTGGTTTTCAATCAGCGTCTCGAGCGCCTTTCGGAACGTTGGCAGCGTCGTTCCGCAGGATCTGGCGAGCCTATCGTGCGGCATCTGGATCGGGCCTTCTGCCTCATACATCATCGCAACAAGCGTGATGTAGACGCCTGTCTCCAGCGCGCTAAGCATCCTCGTCCCGCCCAGCCAGTCGGATGGGTAGAAGGCTATGAACGGGCCGCCACTCATCGCGGCACCTTGCATGGCGCAAACGGGTCGTGATATATCTTCGACATGTGGCGACCTCCGATCGCTGCTCTGGGCGGGTCGAGCGTTGGCGCGCTCCCCGCCCGTCTTCTTTAACACATCTCGTCGATGCGTGAAAGCCTGTAGACGGTTGTAAAATCGACGCCCAGCGCCTCGGTGATCTCGGGCCGGGTGAAGCCGTCGAGCATAGCCGTGCGGACGTAGTGCCAGCGCCCGCGCATGATCTTGTCGCTGCGCCGCCGAGGGTGGCCTCGAAGCGGCACGCCGTAGATCGCCTCGAAGTCCTCGAGCAGAGCCTGGAGATGGGCCTTGCGGCCTGCCTCGTCGGTGGGTATCTTCATCTTGCAAGTCCTCCCTGTTGCACCAACTGCCCTCGGCTTCGGCCGGGGGCTTTTTTATGAGATCGTCCCTCGTAGCGCACCGATCGCCTGAAGCGCCGCCTGCACGTTGTTCACGACCGCAGCGCGCCCGCGCCATCGCTCGTGCCAGATCACCTGATCCTCGGTCAGCTTCTGCGCCGAGGGCACCTTCGATCCGTCCTTGACCTCGAGCAGGTAATTGACGCCGCCATAGCCGACGAGGAGATCAGGGCAGCCTTTGCCGACGGCGTGGAGCAACTCGACGCTCGCGCCGAGCGCTCTGAGCGCCTCGACAATGTAGCGTTGATTGGCGTCTACCTTAGCCGCGCGTCTCATGTCTGAGGATCTCCATCGTTACCGCCCGCAGGCTCGCGTCGATGATCGCCGCCCGCTTGCGTTGCCGCAGCATCCTCGCGCGGTTGCCGAGATCGATCAGGCGCTCGCGTCGGAAACGCAAGTGCCCAATCTCGCTCGACCTCGCCTCGATGCTCAGAGCAGGCCCAGACATAGCCGCCTCTGCTTCGCTGCGAAGCTGGCCCCGGCTGCGAGTATCCCCAGCAGCCCGGCCGCTTGCAGACCCGACATGGCCCCACATCATTCGCCCCTCAGATAGTCGGAGAGCGTCAAGATAGTTGAAAGGTAGACGTTTTTCACCTTGCCCGCCTTGATCTGGCCGAGCGTGTTGCGGTTGATCCCGGTCGCCTCGGATACACGACAGAGGTTGCGGTCCTGGAGCCGGGTGCTGATTTCTTCGAGCGTGAGCATGGTCTCTCCTATCATTTTGTGCTGGCACTATCGCACAAAGCGGTTTAGAGTGCCAGAACCAAAAACAACGGAGGACGACATGAGCGACCACAAGAACATCTACGCCGCTCTGTGCGCCGCGCAGGCAAACATGGGGCGCGTCACGAAGGGATCGGTGAACCCGGCGTTCAAGAGCCGGTATGCCGATCT